TGTGCTGTGGTAGTTTCAGCAGCCTTGTTCTGTAACTGTTCAAGAATCTGGGCTTGATAGTCCTGCTTCTTCATATCCTCTCGCATCTGGGCTAGCTGATCCTCTAGGGTCTTGATGTAGCCATCTGCTTCGAGTTTACCTTTAGCTAAAACTTCAGGGTCTTTCCAGTTCTCTCCCTTTGCCTCTACGAGCTTCTGTACATAAGATTCCTGTGGTTGTGTTTCTTGTGTTGTCTGCTCACTGGTCTGTTCGGTCTGTGTGGTTGCAGCTCCGTCAGTAAATACCATTTTTTATTCCTTGTCTAAGTTGATGAGATCAAGCACTTGGTTTAGTGCTCTGTTAAAACCAATCCGATCAGCCTGTTTGAATGCCCAAGATGGACTATCATAATCGGCTGTTGGTGGTGTGTCCTTGAGCATAGGCTCTAGGATTTCTTTGAGACGATCTAGGCTTTCCCTATTTGACAAGATGGTCTGTCGTACCTTATTCTTGTCGTCCTTCGTCTTGCATTCTTTGTACCATGCGGCCTTCATTTAGAGACCCTTCTCGATGGCAATCTGTTGTTCTTCTTCGAACTGGACCTGTGCCTCAGTAGCAATCTTCTGAGTTTCCATCTGCTCGATGACGGTTATATTCTCTGCGAACAGTGCTGGTTCACCTAGTTCGTCAGCCAACAGACGAGCAAACTCTTTACCTGACAAGTGAGCAGCCATAGTAGGATCTGACAACTTAAGCTGGTAGAGTTGCGTCAGGCTCTGCACACGGTTAGCACGTTCAGCAAAGTGACGAGCACCCATGGGAACGATCTTACCATTAGCCTTAATGTCTTCCTTAGTGATCTGCTCAAAGAAGGCAATGCCTGTGTCTTCGTTAAGGATACGAATGGTGTCAGCATAATCCATGTTACGGCGTGATGCCTCAAGCATGGCGTTAAGGATAGGCTCAAGGAACACACGTTCAAAGTGTGCTGTCTTGTGTTGGAAGATACGACCAGCAGCAGTCATAAGCTGGTTAACCTCAAAGGCTGTCTTCTCTCCTGCACTACGGATACCCATAGCCTCACGAGGAGCACCTGCAAGCATCTCCATCTTGTTCTCTAGGTTCTGGATCTGGAAGTCAGCGTTAAGGGCTGTGGCATCTGGTGCTAGGTAACCTACGTCACCCTCTTCACCCAAGTAAATACGAGAGCCAGGTTCGAAGTCGAAGTCTTCTACATCCCCACGAATCTTCATGATGGGGTAGGCAATCTGATCGAACACATCAGCCTTGAGGTTTTCCAAGTGGTCAATGCGGTACTGCATACCTACGAGGTTGTCCAGTGGTCCCATGGCATACAGGTTGTCAGGGCGTTCACGCCAACCAGCATGGAAGACAGGAGCCTTACCTAACCAGCTAGGGTTCTGTTCGTTGAGCAGAACGTAAGCACGATCAACAACAGTAATGACACGGTTCTTATGGAAGACCCCTGAGTCGTTGTCATAGATGTCTCCGTAGAACGTAAGTAGCTCCACGTAGTTAGACTCATAGTATTCCTGTAAGGAAGCAAAACCATCAGCAATGAACCCCTGAGACTTTGACACATCAATGTCGTTGCCTGAGGCATGTGCACGGTTACCTAGCATCTTCTCTAGGATCTGACCCATATAGGCATTGTCGATGGAGGCGTCTACCTTACGAGCAATCTCCCCAAGTGTGACAACTGATCGAATGATCTTAGGGCTTTCCCCAAAGGATGGAGCCAAGGGATTAAAGCATACATCGAAAGGGCTAAGACGTACCAGCTTAGGGCCAACGTAGTTAACGACACGTTCTCCTGTGTCCTCATACTCAGTGTAGTCCTTGACAAACTCTACAGTAGCAAAGCAGTTACCGTATTGGATGTAGTCATTGATTAGCTTGCTGGTTGTGTTCTCAAAGTCAGACTGACGGAGCTTGCTCTGCATGTATGCCTGGATAACATCACGCTTACTCTTAACGTCAGCATCCTGATCGTTAGCTTCAAAGCGGAACCAACGCTTCTGTGGGAACAGAGCAGAGAAGTAGTTAGCATGGAGGTTGTCTGCAATCTGTGTCAGCTTAGGTGTGGTTGTACTGTTGGTCCAGGGTAGCTTGCTGTTGCTGGTGGTACGTGTGTCTGTTGCGTAGATGTAGTTACGTAGTTCTTTCCACTCTTCCAGCTTAGGCTGACGAGCTTTGTTCCAAGTGGACCAACGGTCAGCAATATCCACAGCCAATACGTGTGGGTCAATTATAGTTTGCAGGTCAATCGTTGTTCCAGCCATTAGAAGGAGACTCCACCAAATCTTGAGTTAAACTGTACGACATTATCTTTTTGTCTACGTACAGTACGTGCAGGTTTAATAGCCATGTCTACCACAGATGCCAAAGCGTCAATAACGTCATCGTGTGGTGGGTTACGGGATGACAACTCTTCTTCTAGTACTTGAGTGTTACCACCTCTGTAGTGCCACATACTAAGGTTGTCATACCTAGGTTCTAAAGCCGAGGCTATACGTTCCTGCTTATTACCTTGGTTCTTGTTAGGTCTAAACTCCTCGATGCTTATCGAGAGACCGTGTTGCTTGACTAACTCTTTTAACTGCTTAACGATAGCTACCTGAGCTACTGTAGTTTCAGCCCTGAGCTTACGGAAAGACCACTTGGTTGACAAATGAAAGATGTGGTCAAAGTACTCAGAGATACGATCTGTCTTAAACCTGTCGATGTCTAAGACGTATACATTGTTCTCTGCATCAATCCCTATGACAACGATGGCTGTGTAGTCAGCCTTCTTGGAGAGGCTAAAAGCAAAGTCAACTGCGGCATAGACGTTCAGTTTATTATCTTTATAGAACCAGTAACCATTGTCTTGCTTAAGGTGCTTACGGTCATAGTACTGAAACTTGTCGGAGCCTACGGGTACGTTGTCAGGATCACTTGGGTCATTGTAGTACTGTGCTCTGAACTGTCCCTTGTCTAGGTACTGCCCACGTTTCTTAGCCAAGACCTTAATGTCGAACCCAAACCACTTACCGTCTTTACGTTGACTACGAGGCCACAACATCTGACCTGTGCCATCACCACTGTCCTCTACTGGCCTTTCGAATACCTCATAGATATTCTCTTCGCCTATCTTGTTACCTTCGTCATCGTACTGATCCTCTACCATTTGGAGTAGATCATTGTACAAGTCTGCTGGGTGGTATCTGGTGCCTACGACCCATTCCTTAGCATCGGCACCCTCGATAGATGACAAGAGAGAGTATTGGCTCTTTACCTTGTTACGGCCTTCCCCTGTGTATGCGTTCTCATAAACAACAACATCATCTAGAACTGCAATGTCACAGTGCATCCCTGTAAGAGAAGTAGTGAGACCACCAGTAAAGACAGAGGGGTCACGAACATTCTCTTTCTTACGTGCTGGGTGATCCAACATAATCTCTGAGTTGGTCCAGCGAGTACGTTTACCCTCATCAGCGTTAACATGCTCAGGCCAGTACCTAGAGTAAGTCTCAGAAGTTAAGATACCCTTGACAAACCCTAGTTGTTTCTCCGCAAGGTTAGCCGTGGCTGAGATGTAAAGGATACGTAGGGTAGGATCTTTGGTTAGTTCCCACGCAACCCTGTAAGCTATAAGACGAGACTTACCGTGGTCACGAGGGAACAGGAGTAGCTGGTGCGACTTGTGGTCTTCTCTTGTCCACCAATCACAGACCTCTTCATGGCATTGCCCTAGGACTTGCTCAGGGGCTACCAGCTTAATGAAAGTAGTTAAGTCACTCTCAGCTGCTAACCTAATCTGATCTTGTGTTGCCATTGTATTCTGCTACTTCTTATTTGTCAAGAGTTATTCTTAGCCAGCCTCAGCTACCACAAGCGTCCCAGCCTCAACCTGCCGCAGTATCTCAGCGTAGTGGCGGTTGGCTGGGTCTAGGGGGACGAACAACTCTTGGCCGTCTATAGTGGCACGGATGGATGTGTTGTTGCCTAACATTGGGTCAGCTTGATATTGTGCTGATGTGATTGTCATTTGTTCCATGGGTTATAACTCCGCATCTAGTTTTAAGCTAAATCCACTAGCGCCAGCTATTATGAAGCTTGCAGCATTTGCAGTAAAAGTCATGCCGTTATTAGGATTTATGTTCAC